TGGTAAGCGTAGATGTCTTAACGAAGGCGGCACAGCCTCAAGCAAGACGTGGTCTATCCTGCAGCTATTAATCCTTATAGCACAACATACCACCTCTGACCTCTTGATCTCGGTAGTAAGCGAATCGTTACCCCATCTGAAACGGGGGGCTATCAGGGACTTCTTTCGGATCATCGGTGGGACACCAAAAACCGACCCAAACTATAACATGTCTGACAACTCATACTCCTTCGGCAAAGGAACGATCGAGTTCTTCGGTGCTGACGAATCAGCCAAGGTAAGAGGGCCGCGCCGTGATATCCTATTCATCAATGAGGGTAACAACGTTCCCTGGGATACAGCCCGGGGGCTAGATATCCGGACTAGGCTATTCACCTTCTGCGACTGGAATCCCGTTAGTGAATTCTGGGCTCATGAGTTTTGGGTCGGCCAGCCGGAGAATGTTTATGTCCATTCTACTTACCTGGATGCTCAGAACGTACTACCTCCGGAAGTAGTAGCCAACATTGAGTCGAACAGGGATAAAGACCCTAACTGGTGGAATGTCTACGGGCTTGGCCTGATAGGTAAAATCGAGGGGCTAGTCTACCCCTACTTTACCCAATGCGATAAACTACCTCAGGGTGATGGTTTCTATAGCCTAGATTTCGGTTTCAGCGGTGATCCGGCGGTGTTAGTCAAGAACGTCATAGCAGGAGAAAACCTATATAGCCAGGAGTTGTTCTTTGAGCCCTGGCTGACCAACCACGATATAGCCTTCAAGTTCGAGGACTATGGCCTCCGGAAACACTACGATGAGATATGGGCCGACTCAGCAGAGCCCAAGTCCATAGAAGAGATATATCAGCATGGATACAACATCAAGGGGTGCCCCAAGGGGCCGGGTAGCGTAGAATACGGCCATCAGAAGGTCAGGCAGTATAAGCAATTCTGGACTAAGGACTCTGTTAATTGCATTAAAGAGCAGAGGAACTTCCGGTATATCGAAGACAAGAATGGCAAGCTAACCGAGAAAACTACCCATCACTGGAGCCACGGTATGGATGCCCGGCGGTATGGTGTTATGGGGGTATTCGAGCCGGTGGAGGAAGAACAAATCCAAGTGTATGACGCGATTAGCCACGAGGGAGTTAATTTAGACCTATGAATAAGAAAGAACCAAAGGCTATAGTGCTGGGTGGAGAGCTAGAAACTATTTTGCGTGAAGCCACCGCTAGTGTTGAGGCCGATCTCAAACTGGAAGACGCAGGATGGATTAGCTTTAGTGCTGCTACCGGGGATGTCATTGATGCCTCTACTCGCATTAACAATGTCAAGTGGTCCCGGCTGTATTACGCAAAGGACCCACTAGCCAAACAGGCTATTAGATTATGGACTGATTATACGTTTGGCACCGGCATGACTTGGAGCGTAGACGAGAAGAACGAAGCAACTAAAACAGTATTAGAGGCGTTCTGGAATTCAAAGACCAATCAGTCTGTCTTATCCGCTCGGGGCCAGCGTAAGACTAGCGACAAGGCACTGGTGGACGGTGAGGTATTCTTCGCCATCTTCTTAGGGGCTGTTGGTGAAACCAAGATAAGGATAATCGACCCCCTGGAGATAACGGAGATAATCACCAACCCGGATGACAAAGAGGAGGCGCTATACTACAAGAGGGCGTGGACAGACGCCCAGGGGAAAGGGCATGTATCAATATACCGAAGCACGATTAACCCGAAGGGGGAACCAGCCAAGGATAGCACGGGAGCTGATGTTGCTCACACAGACGAGGCCCTGGTTTATCATCTTTCCTTTAACACTATCAGTCAGAGGGGGAATCCTCTACTACTACCCGCGCTTGATTGGATAAAGTACTACCGGAAGTTCTTATCATCCCGGATTGCCATTATGTTAGCTTTAGCACGGTTTGCCTGGAAGTCCAAGGTCAAAGGCGGGTCCACTGCAGTTGCCTCTATCAAGGGGAAGCTAGACGGGAAGACACCGGATGCCGCTAGTACGTTGATTGAGAATCTAGGATCTGATACTACCCCCATCAAAACAGAGTCCGGTGCTGCAGGGGCGTATCAAGATGGCCGGCAGATCAAACTACAGATATGTGCAGCCGTTGGTATCCCTGAGCAATACTTCGGCGATATCTCGATTGGTAGTCTAGCCACTGCCTCGACGGTTGAACTCCCTATGATGAAAATGTTCCAGTCTAACCAGCAGGTATGGGCTGATACTTACCAGGATATCAACGAGGTTGTATTGGAAGGGGCAGGGATTAAACCAGACAAGTGGTATGTGGATATGGACTTCCCTGTTATAGCCCCTGATGACGTAGCACAGGCCGCACAAGCGATGGCACAGATACTTCAGGTTATGCCAGAGCTAGGACTAGCAGATGATGTCAAACAAGTAGCGTTGATGACTATGGGGATCAACGACCCAGCCCAGGTATTAGAGGATATCAAGACAGCCGGGGACGAAGCAGCGAAGGCTGAGGAATCTGACCCCAACGCGACACTACTCAGGGGATTAAAGAAACTCTACGAAAGGCTTGCCATTACTGGATAGATTGTGGTATAGTTGTGTTTTGATGGCCTGCGGGGGTGTCGTTTTACCCACGATTAAATAGGTCGAGATCAGCCCTCGCAGGTTAATACAACAAACCATGTGGGGTGAAAACGGGCAACGGCGAAGCCCACAAACCGATGGCGAGACCAACAATTTTGTGGCGAGCATAATTGTTACGGACCTAATTTTAGGGAGTGGAAAGACACCTACCCCACAAATAATAATAAGGAGCAGCGAGATGAGGTTTACAGTACCGGACCCAGCAGGGGGCCAGATGACCATAACAACTTGTGATATCTGCAAGGACAATGCCCCGGTATTGAAGTGCGATATCTGCGGAAAGGATGTATGTACTTTCTGCCGGGCCACGGTGCGTTTCTTCCAGAAGGAAGTAGTGAGAGGGGATACGATTAACTTTGTCTATGACCGGGTAATCTGCCAGAGCCATCTACCAAAAGGATTCAAGCATAGTGACGGTTCGGAGGTGGTTACTGGGACGGAAGAGAAAACAGAAGATGCCCCGGTAATGAAACCGGAACCAAGTGTAATTGACCCTAACCGGTGGGTAGGGGAATGCCCCCATTGTAAGAATAGATTTTACTTAGACGAATCCGAGTGGAGTGATTTTGAGCAGCGATACATCTGCCCGAATTGCCACAGGAGTGCGGTTGAGCCCTCTGTCCCACCAATAGTGATTGATCCCGGGCTGTTTGAATGATGGCAGCAATTCTTGAGGTCGTTATCCAGAAGTGTAGTAACTGCGGGCATACCTTTAGTGCTGACAAAGCCAAGACCTGCAGGCTGTGCAAAAGCTCGATCTGTCCTGAGTGCGAGCGGTGTAATTGCGCACCATTAGTACCGGCAATGTCGGCCTTTAATTTTGCAATCTTCCCGGTAGGCACTTTCTTCGCGGTAAGCTAAAGGAGCAACAAATGAGCAGATTTATTGTTCCAAAGGTCTTATGTATAAGGGGGGTAAAGACTGATAACCCGGGGCATGAAGATGAGTGTTACATCTGTCTATATAAGAATAGATGTCGTAGCGAGCCGAGGCCAGGAATGGTTGAAGCAAAATAAGGAGTAATAAGGAGCAGTAATAATGAGTGATGAGTACAGCCGGGTCAAAGCCAGGGTGGTGACAAAGGACGGCCTAACCGAGACCATTATCAGAAAGGTGGATTTTGAAAACGGCAAACCTGTGAGGTCTTTTTTGACTAGGAGTGGGGGCTGGGTGAGAACCGGAGCCGGGGGGAATATTCTCCTGGAGTGTTACTTGCCTTCTGAGGTCTACAGCCCTGAGCCAGAGAAGCCCGTAATGGACAAAATACAAGCTTGGCAGCTATTCGGTAAGCCATTCGTATTCTCCCACCCTGAAATCTTCTCTTGGGAAGATTGCGGGAATTCATCTACTTTTGAGGTCAAGGTGGATATCCGGAGGGTGCAGTAATGAAGTGCCCTAATTGCGAAGGCGCCGGTTACATGGAATATGAGCATGGACTGATTAGGATAGGGTGTTCTGCTTGCGGTGGTACAGGGCAAAAGGCAGATACCCGCTTTGAGGTCGTTAACAGTGCTATTCCCTTGGCTACTGAATCCACAGAGATGATCGAGGTAGCGCCAGGGAAGTATGAGGTGCCGGATGATTCCAGAGACCGAGCCAGTGTGCTAATCGCGATAACCAACAACCACACACCTGCCGTTGAGTTGACGCCGGTCCCCGATGCCGCCGATGTCATTATCCCGCCTGTCGAAGAAGTAGTGATTGACAGGGTAGAACTATACAGAGATGACGAGCAAGGCATAACGCCGATAGCCAGAATTGAGGTAGAAGCCGATGCCAACACTGGTAATGCAAGAACTGGAAAGGATAATAAGCCTAGTCGAGTCAAAAATCCCGGCAAACCCAAACAGCGAGAACCACGTAAGCCGGGCGGGAAAGCTACAAAGAAAACTATCTAGCTACTTCAACAAGCTGGCTGACGCTTTCCCTTATCACAAGCTAGGCACTATTTACTCCAGATATATAACCGAAAGTATAGGGGCAGACACCGGGGGCATTATTGACCCGATGCTGTCCTCTTTCACATCTGAACTCGAGGCGATAATAGCCAGCGAGTTGGCTGAGGTTTACTTTGAAGGCTCGGCTGAGATGGTTAGCTGGGGGCAAACCAAAGCGGGTGTTCCGATAACCTATGAAGGCCCACCAATGTCTGAGGCTGTTAAGTGGTCTAAGGTTCATTCTGCCAAGCAGGTTACTTTGATCAATGCAACAACCAAGGACAGACTAGCCAGGACTATTAGCGATGGGATAAAGAACAAGCTAGGCGTACCGGGGCTAGGGAGAGACATCAGGAACAACTTTGAGAATATGACGAAGTACCGCTCAGAGTTAATAGCCAAGACAGAAACCAGAAAGGCATTGTTCCAGGCATCCCACGACAGATCGGTTGAGATGGGTGTGACGGGCAAGGAATGGATATTAGGATCTGGTGGACAGCAAGGTAATTGTGATGCTTGTATAGGTAACGCTGACCAGGGAGTAATACCAATCAATCAGGATTTCTACAACCCCGAGGATACGATACATCCGGGATGTACTTGCGCGATAGCCCCGGCGATGTTGAAGAAGTAGCCTATCTGCCAAGTGTAGAAAAGGC